AACTAATACTGGCAGTTCATCTGAGCAGGTTTTGGATGAACTGCCGAAGTTGTTTAACGGGTGAGAAAAGAAAAGTCCGTTGTGAATTCAGTATCCCCGGACAGGAAGCATGGAGTTTAAACGGTCAGGACTACAAAGGATGTCCTTTTAAGTTGTTGACGCTAGAGACCGCTAATTATTTGAAAGCGTACAACTATTACAGAAGAGGGTATTTGGCTAATCCGGGAGGATGGTTAGAACAACCCGCGAAGATGTTAGACGCGTTTGAAGTTATTGATAAGGAACACGAAAAAATAGAGTTAGAGAAAGAGAAGAAAAGGGACTTGTTTAAAAGATGACGAATAAAGAGTTATCCATAATTTTAAGGCTAAGAGACGAAGCCACTAAAAAACTTAAAGGCGTGCAGGGCGCGCTTGTGAGATTCGGCAACGCGTGGAGAAGATACGGCGCGATGGCGACGGCGGCTCTGGCGGCGATAAGCGTCGCGCTTACAAAACTCGCGATGGATGCCGAAGAATCGGAGAACTTATTCAGGGAATCGATGGCGAGTATGTCGGACGAAGCACGCAGGTGGAGTAACGAACTCTCAAAAAGTCTGGGGTTAAACTCTTTTGAGATACGTAAAGTCGCGAGTACCTTCAACGTCATGCTTAAATCCATGAAAATTTCAGAAGAGATGGCGTTCGATATGTCGAAAGCGCTCACTCAGTTAAGTTATGACATGGCGTCGTTCTATAACTTACGGCCGGAAGAAGCTTTCAGGAAGCTCCAGTCGGGGATATCGGGGGAGATCGAACCCTTGAAAAGACTGGGCGTGCTAGTTAACGAGAACACGATAAAAACATGGGCGCTTACAAACGGTATGATCAAGCAAGGCGAGACGATGACCGAACAGCAAAAGGTCTGGGCGAGATTCAGGGTGATACTCGAGCAGACGGAAACCGCTCAGGGAGATATGTTAAGGACGGCAAACTCGTTAACAAACCTATTAAGAAGATTCCGTTCATCCGCGGAGGAACTGGGTATCGTTGTAGGCTCCGCACTTCTTCCCGCGTTAAGCAAAATAGTCTTCGCGTTAGCAAGCTTCACTAATCGGCTTAAAACCGCGGCTAAAGAACACCCGAAACTGGTTAAAGGCATATTGATCGCTGTTACCGCGCTAACGGCATTTGCCGCTGTTTTAGGGTTAATCGGTATAGCCGTAGTACCCGTTACGGCGGGATTAAGCGCTATGTCGGGCGCTCTGGCGAGTTTATGGGCGGCGCTTCTTCCGATAGCTCCCGCGCTTATAGGGGTAGCTGTAGCAGCCAGTGCCGTATGGTTAGCTTTCAAGAAATGGAACGAGATTAAAGCGTTATTCTGGTCGTTTGTCGCGGGAGTCAACGAAGGGCTAAAAAGCATCATTATTACACTCGCTAAATGGGCACTCAGGATATCGGAACTTCCCGGTCCTCACAGAAGAGCGTTTGCCGAGATGGCGAGTAACTTAGCGGATTTCGCTAAGACGCTTGATGAGAACTATACCTTCGCTATGCAGAAAGCATCTAACGCTTTAAGGGATAACACCGAAACAACTAAAGATACCGGCCGAGAAATTATAAGCGTATTCGGCGAGATAAAAGAAAAATACAAACGTTTCATGGAAGAGCTGAGTAAACCGACGGGAGCTTTGCAAGGGTTAAAAAACGAATTCAACATGATGCAGGAAGTTACTAAAGGAACGGCAAGGAATATGCACACGGCGTTCAGCGACTTTTTCTTTAAAGCGTTTACGGGGGACTTAAAGAATTTTAAAGAAGTCTTCGCCGATTTCGGCAGATCAATGTTACGTATGATAGCGGATATCATCGCGAAGTTAATACTTATGAAAATGTTAAGCACACTTGCGGGCCCGTCGGGTCAGATAGCGGGAGTATCGGTAGGCGCGTTATTCCATCAAGGCGGGATAGTGAGGAAACATTCCGGCGGGATTATACGGGCCCATAACGGGCTGGCGCCGGATGAAGTGCCGATAATCGCCCAGACGGGTGAAGGGGTGCTTTCGAGACGCGGGATGAGCGCGTTAGGAGGATCTGACAATTTAAGAGCGCTTAACAGGGGAGAGAGCGTATCCGGAGGGAACGTCACAATAAACGTTAATCAGGTAGTCCAAGCATGGGACGCGCAGGACGTATGGAGGAACAGGAAGATGTTATCGAACGCGATAGCCGACGATATTTACAATAACGGCAAAATCAGATCGGTAATCAGGAGCTACACATGAGCGATTTTACGGTGCTTCCCGATTTTGTTTTTGAGGAGACGGTTGAATATAAAACGCTTGTTTCGGAGTTTGAAAGCGGCATCGAGCAGAGACGACGCAAATGGGAAAACCCGCTCCGCAAATGGAGATTAAGGTTTACCAGCAGGATAAAAGCGGATATGGAGCTGGTGCGTGATTTTTTTAAGGTGAGATACGGCGCGTTCGGAGTGTTTACTTGGACTAATCCGAACGATGCGGCGGAGTACACGGTGAGGTTCGCAGAGGATAGTTTTAAATACGTTATGAAAGCGCACGAAGTATATGACTTTGAGTTTGATTTTATTGAGGTGAAATGACCTGTCCTGAGCGGATCGGAGAGGAGAAGAAGGATGCCAAGAGATATAAATCCTACATTTAAAACGGAGAAAGCGAAAAAAGAAAACGCGCCGATATTCTTGTATACCCTCAAGAAATACGACGGCGTGAACGATTTTTATTTCGCGGGATATGACGAGAACGTAACATTCGACGGTGTGGAGTATACAAGGTTCCCGATATCGCATGAGTTTATATCGGAGAACAACCAAGGCGAAATCAACCGAGTGAAGATAAGGTTGGCTAACGTAACGCGTTTAATCGAGATGTATTTAGAAGAATACGATTTCAGAGGATTGGAAGTGGTTATCCGCATGGTCTGGGCGGATGAGCTGGCGGATTCCGAATCTTTCATAGACGATATTTTTTATATCGACAGCTACACGGCGGATGAGAACAACGTCGAGTTTACTTTAACGGGCAAATTCGATGTATTAGGAGTGGACTTACCCGCCCGGAGATACGCGCGCAACTACTGCGTATGGAAATTTAAATCACCCGAATGCGGGTACGGAGGAAGTGAATTAACATGCACGAAAACACAATCAAGATGCAAGGAACTGGGCAACTACATAAGGTTCGGAGGTTTTCCTTCGGTGCCGACGAGACGAATATACATCATGTAGAAGGACTCATAATCGATAAATATCTCGGCGCGCCGTATAAACATAGGGGAAGGACTACCGAAGGTTTGGATTGCTGGGGACTTTTAAAGTCCATATACACGGACCTTGGGTGCGAGATATTCGATATAGAAACACTTGAATACACAAAAACATGGGCGAGAAGCGGGGAAGATTATTTTAAAGATAATTACTCGAACGACTGGGAAGAGACGGACACGCCGAAGCTATTGGATGCCGTGCTTTTCAATAATAAAAGAGGTGTAGCAAATCACGCGGGGGTGGTTTTAACAGGCGGCAGGTTTATACACGCGCCGAGGCAGGGAGTTATAGTTTCAAGATTGAATGATGATGTTTGGAAAAGAAAACTTGAAGGTTTTTATAGATTAAAGAAGAGAACATGGTAAGAATACGAAATATAGATAATCCTTTCAAATTGGAAGAAGCTCAAATTAAAGAGTTTGTCTATACAAACGGCAAGACTTTGAGGGAGTATTTGGAAGAGTCGGGTTTTGATCATGAAGACAGAAGGGTCATAGTTTCCGGTAAGAGGATAGAGGATCTTGACTCTTTAATAGAAAACGAAGACGAGATAACAATTATCCCCGACGTTAAGGACCCTATTACCGCCGTGGTTACCGCGATAGTATCGGCGGTATGGGCATATGCCGTAGCGCATCCGTTCATATTCACGTTTTTTGTACTTTCGATAGGTTATTCCATTTACCAGTACATGAACCAGCCTAGGATGCCGGACTTTAATCTCGGAAGCGGTCCCGCGGGAGGGTTAGACGAAGGATCACCGACATACGGCTGGGACGGCGCGCAGACGATACAAGAAGTAGGCGTACCCGTAGCCATAGTTTACGGTGAACACAAAATCGGCGGTAATATCATCAACCAGTTCTTAAGGGACGACGGTGACAAGAATTATCTGAATGTGCTTTTAGCGATATGCGAGGGGCCCATTGAGGCGATAGACGGTATCGAGATTAATAATAACCCGATAGCTAATTTCGGCGGTGTGACCATGCATGAGAGGTTAGGCGCGAATTACCAGTCGATTATACCGAATTTTGAGGATCTCCATAATCTATATCCCGTGAACGTTAACCTTACAAAAGACAACCCGCATGTTTATACGACAGTTGAGAATGATATTGAGGCTTTTGAAGTGCATTTAAGGCTCGGAAGCGGTTTATATCAGCAAGGCGGCGGGGGAGGAATATCAAGCTGGAGCGTAAGTTATAGGGTTGAATACAAACTTCATACGGAACCCGATTATATAGATTTGGGGGAGACAACTATCTCGGAAAAATCCAGATCGACGATTAGGCGGATTTTCAGGAAAGAAGGCCTTACGCCGGGGCAGTATGACGTGAGGGTGACAAGAACGACTGAAGACTCCTCGATCGATCCTTTAAAACAAGGCGACCTTATGTGGTTCCAGATGGATGAGATTAAGACAGACGATTTGGTGTATCCGAATACGGCATTACTGGGCCTTAAACTTTTGGCAACGGATCAGTTATCGGGTTCGATGCCGAATATAACATGTGTTGTAAAGGGAAGAAAAGTATCGGTACCTGATGTGCGCAACGCCGGTGTAAGCGTTGACTGGGAAGATTATTATTGGGACGGGACTGATTACAGACTTTTATCCGATGACACACTGCTTGACTGGGACGGCGTAACGTATACGGATAAGTATTCGGCGAATCCCGTATGGTGTCTTAAAGATTT